ATACAATCTTCATTATGTAAAGTTATTTCGTGGTTATCCACAGGTTTGTAAGGTGTTTTGTGGATAACTTCGCCAGTTTTCACGCAATTGTGGATAACTAGGACAACTTGTCTGTGGATACGTCATCGATGACCTCGATGTGACGCAACGCATCGAGTCTCATTCCAGACAAATTGACCTGCAAAGTCGGTTGTTTGCTCTGCGCGTAGGCTGCTGGATTCCATCTTTCAGCCACCCATTGACGCGTTTGGACTCGTAATCTAGCCTTTTGGACTTCTTCTACGCTCGTTTCGTCAGCAATTAGTATGCTTTCTGCAACCATGTCGTCCGCGGCCTTCGCGCGCGCACGCGAGGCGAGGCCTTCGTTCTCGCTTCTGTTGAGCCAATCTTCAAGTGCAACGCGCCCTACGCCAAGCACATAGCAGATGCGAGCAATCGGTTGCCCAGCTTCGAGCATGGAGACGATCTGCTGTCTTGGCAAGGAATCAAGTGCTGCCATGTCCGACTTGCGTTTTGGTCTTCCAGCCATTTAAACGCCCTCCAAGCCACGCAACGCGCAAACACTACCCAAAGTATTCCCAACCATCTAAACCCCCTCCAAAGCCTTCTTAGCCCTATTTTTGCCCATCTTGCTCGTGTCAAACACCTTCGGCAACGACGATGGTTCTAACTCATCGCTCTTCATGTCATCAAACCCGCTATCCCCGCCAAGTGGAAAAGCCTTCGCATCCTTGTCCAACCTGACCATCGCAGCACATGGCATCAACGCCTTGATCTTCATCGTCTCCCGAATAACTGGCGAGTCCATGATCAACTCCAGCTCTTCCATCGTCCAGATGTGCCTATTCATCACCTCTGGTCTGAACTGCTGGTAAAGCGTCGCGTCGTGATGATTCCCAACCACCACCATCACAGACCCGTCCTGCATTTCATGCTCCAAGGCTGTGATGTCTGGCATCTCAGGAACATTGTTCTCAACTGCCCAGTCCTCTAATGCTGCATAAGCCTTGATCATTCCACCGACCGCCCGATCCAGTCTCACCTCGTCCCTCGATTCCTGTGCTTCCCAAACCCTCTCAGCCTGACGCCAAACTTTTATCCGAAACTCCGAGTCCACCAAACCGATCAACCGATTGATCCCCCACCTTTTCTCGTGGTCTCTCTTCACCACAGAAAGCTCAATTAGCCTCGAATTCATAAATACATCAAAAGTATTCAACGGGAAATCTGGCTGTTTTAGCCCACCAACCAGTTTCTTCAAACCTCTTTTAGACATCCAAAAACCCTTTCAACGCAAAAAATCAAAAATCCCAAATGCGACCACTCGAAAATAGGACAGATGGTGTGTATTACATACACACACACCATTTGTCTGTCCTATTTTTTCGGACAAATGGCGAGACAACTTGTCCTCCCATTTGTCCTCCATTTGTCCCATTTGTCCTATCTATTTATTAAACGAAACTACATTACCTTTTGAGTCATTTTTGTCATTGGCGTCATCAAAAAGAACCCAGCACAGCTTATCGTTAACTACTACTTTTTTATAAATTTGTAAATCCTTCCTTGCCCTCTGCCATGCCTTGTTAAATGATGATTCCTGTATGTCTGAGCCAATGATTTTTCTAAACTCATCTCTCCATTGCTTCAAAGTAACGCACTTATTTCGCATCCCATCGACCACCTGCATCTCGCCAAATTTCTTGATGGTGTCGTGCAGGCATTGCAGCGCAATCACCTGATTAGCCCCGCCAAGAGACCTGTCTGGCGGCTGACCATTTGCCTTAGACCTCGACTTAACCGTCGTGTCCAGCTCCTTATCAGCCACCACCACCAGACTCGGTTCACCTTCAAAATTGATCACTCCAGTCGATTTAGGCGTGACCTCAACCATGCGAAACCCTAACTTCTGCCCGTCCTCACCGTCCTTCTGCTTGCTTATATGCAATATCCCTTGTGGCGGTTTTGCACCCTCAATTCGTATGATTTCCAGCTCTGTGTCCACCGCACCAAGCAAACTGGAATGCCCTCTCAGTCCCTTTGTGGCGTCCTTACCAGCGTGATGCACCGCGAGCAATGAGCACTTGTACCTATCTTGTAGTGCGCCAGCACTTGTAATGAATGCCCCCATATCCTCACTTGCGTTCTCATTTCCACCTCCAAATGCTCGTGCGAGGGTGTCGATGATGATGAGTTCTATTGGTTCGTCTCTGACTGCCACCAAGTCATCTATGGCGTCCACTAGAGCTTGCAAGTCCTGCTTGGAGCTGCGTAGGTTGACCTGACGTCTCAAGAAGTAGATAGGCGATCCTGCTGGCGTCTTGTGGTGCTCCTTGAGGGCTTTAATCCTTGACCCGATACCACCGTGACCCTCGCCTGCGATGTAGATAACAGCACCCGTCGTAGTCACCTCATTGCCTAAAAATGCTCTTCCCGTTGCGATGCACTCTGCAATGTCCAAGGCAATGAATGACTTGAAACTCGCTGGCGGTGCGTAGAGGGCTGTGAAACTTCTCCTTGGCATGACGTCTTGGATAAGCCAGTCCACAGGTTCGTTCTCGATCTCGTCGAACTGCTCGAGCTTAAATTGCTTAGCGTTTTGGGTTGTTGTTAAATTTTCCCTAGTCGTTTCAGTATCGTCTTGCGACTGTATTTCCTGCCCTGTTTCACTTGTTGCGTTTATGAGCCTCTGCGGGATTCTGATCTCTGCCTCTGATTGAATGATTGGCGTTGCCTTCGTAATGTCCACCAAGTCATCCTTAGTCTTGTGGTACTTATGGACAAACTCGTAGGCGTCTTCCTTTGGTTCTTGCAACCCCAGATCAATCACTCGGATTGACTTTGTAACCGTCTTCAGAGCCTCGACTGCTTTGGTTGCGTATCCCCATCCCGCCATATCGTTGTCTGGGACGATGACCACCGTTAGCCCCACAAAGTACTTCACGACGTCCTGCGGGAAACTGCTCGCACCTTGATGCGTGCAGGTTGCGTATGCACCTATTGACCTTATGGCGTCGGCTGCCTTCTCTCCTTCGCACAGGAAGACACTGCGTCCCGTCTGCCTTGCGTGTTCGAGTTCTGGCAACTGGTAAGGGACGATGTTTGCGCCAGTCATTGACGCGTGTCTCCTGCCCTGCTCATCTACTCTGAACTGTTTGTATGTCTTTCCCTTGGCGTCGAAAGTCTTGTATCTCTGCTTAATGTGCTGGGTGATGCCGTCCTCATCAACGTAATGCCACTCCTGCTCCAAGACTGGTTCTTGTGGCTTTGGTAACGGTTTGAGGTTCGTTAAGAATTCCTTGGCGTCGGGTAAGTCTGGGAGCAACCCATAGTCCCTGATGGCGTTGAAGACTGATTCCTGACTGCACCCGCCATAGCACTTGAAGAGTGGCTTTCCTTCCTCGTTCTCTGTGATGCAGAGAGATGGATTCCTGTCCCCGTTGCCTTGCCCGTGACTGCTGACAGGGCAACTCGCCATCCATTGACCATTGACCTTCTTTGCGTTACTCAAAGCCTTTGCTATTTGTTCGGCTTGCATTTATGTTTGTCTTTCTTTTATGTGTTGCTCAAGATACGCCATGCTGTTGCTGCGCAAAGTGGGACTTGTCCATTTCCAATGGCTTTAAGTCTGTCCACCCGATGGGCCACCCCATCAGCCATTCCACCCATGTTGCGTTGAGTTGTGCGGGGGACAAATTCGGGTTCTCTCTCCCACCAGTTTCTGTCCACACCACACTCGGCAAATCGGAATTCCCCTGCCATCCTTTGCTCGGTCTCCTCGCTGCGTAATCTGATTTCACAGGAGTTGGCCATTTGATCTTCTCCGCATCCCTTACCGCTTGATTGATCGAATATTGCGCTTGATGTCCCGATTTCCTCTTTGGCGTCCATTCGTCCTGAGTTCCCCTCTGACCGCAATTGGCATCTGGTGTCGGCCATTTCGCTCGAATTTCTGGGTTGCTCAATTTGTAATTGATTGCTCCCTTTGATTTCCAACTCTTGCTTGTCGGTTGGTCTTTGTGGTCTGACGATGTTGGCGTGGGGAATTTTTCTTGTCTCTTGCGTAGGGCTTTCCTGCTGTTGCTCCCACCGTCTAATCCTGTTGTGTTGGGAGTGTGGAAGGTTGCCACGCCATCTGGAGACAATCCATATCCTGTCCCTCTGATGGTTTGCTCCAACGTCTGCTGCTCCCAACACTCCCCATCGCGCATCAAACCCCATCTTGGCAAGGTCGCACAGTACTCTGTCGAGTCCTCGAATAGTGAGCATTGGTGAGTTCTCAATGAATGCGTATTTGGGTTGTACTTCGCAAATGACCCTCGCCATTTCTCGCCAGAGTCCTGACCTTTCCCCGTCGAGTCCATCACCTTTTCCTGCTGCTGATATGTCCTGACAGGGAAAGCCACCGCTGATGACGTCGACTCTTCCACGCCAAGGTTTTCCATCAAATGTTGTGATGTCATCCCAGATAGGGAATCGAGGTAAGAATCCATCAGCTTGCCGTTGCAGTAAAACTCTGCGTGGATAGTCTTCGATTTCAACGGCACACACGGTTCTCCATCCGAGCATATGTCCTGCGAGGATTCCCCCCCCCGCACCCGCAAATAATGCCAACTCATTCATGTAATCCTTTACTCTCTAATATTTCTAATCTCTGCTCCAACTCATAGACCCTTTGAGCCAATGCAATTAGTAGCAGCATCCAAAATTCTTGTGTCGTTTGCATAGAGGAAAAAAAAGGGACTGATCAAGCGACCAGTCCCTCTCATCTCGGTGATCAGAACATCTCTTCGTCTTCTACCGCAGCCTTCATCGCACTCTTAACTGGTGCTTTAGGGGCTGGTGCAGCTGGCGCAGATGTAGTGACGTTGCCTGCGCTATCAAATGATTGCGTGCCATCGTCTACTGCGTCCATGCCAGCGGGACGATCAATCCAACTGACCACTTCGAAATTAGGGATTCTTGTTGTCCCCTTACCAATCTTCTCTAACGTCGAGCCTGTGTACTCAATCACAGGATACTTGCCGACGTTTGCTTTTTGTTGCGTCTCAATGGTTTTCCACAATTGTTCAAGCCCTTTATTTGGGCCAGTCCCGTTTGCAGACCACTCCGCAACGCCCATCTCCTTGTTGTAAAACTTGATGGAAAAACCTCGTTTGTGGTCAGGTGACGGTTGTGCGCCTTTCTTACCCAGCGACACATCTGGTTGCCAGTCGCGCACACCTTCTCCGAGGTGCATCCATCCTGTTTGTAGTGAGTCTGTATCGACAACCATTTTCTTTGGTGTGAACTCTTCCTTGTTTGAGTTGAGCCATGCGTTTGCACTTGGCATAAAGCGGATGTAATTACCACCGCCAGAAGAGCTAGAGAGATTAAGCATTTGCGCCTTTCGTAGTTAAAAAAATGTTGCATTACTTTGCAACGGTTTGGGGGATGCGATTATTGACCTAATGAATAGTCACGCGCAAGAGTGAGACCGCTACTCTCTTTCTTCGTGAGCTTGTCAATTAAGTCTTTTTGTTCTTTGGGAAGTAGTTTGGCTGCTTCAGATGGGCTAATTAGTTCGCTAGAGACCAACTGATCTACTGGGATACCAACAGAATGCAATTGCTCCTTGGCGTCTTCAGTATTGATCCATTTGCGTATGGCGCGTTTGGGTTGCATCTGCCAACCCTTGATGACTTCTCCAGCTTCGAGCCTCTTGATGGCGTGTTCCTTCACCGCGTCAATGAATTTCTCCACAACGGGTGCGCGATCCAGTATCTCCTCAATCTGCTCGACTGAGAGCGAGACCACCAACTCCTTGATGTCCTTAACGTCTGCCTGCTTGCTAATGACCTCAAAGTTCTTTTGCTGTGCAGGGCAGATCGTTTTAGCAGGACACCATTGGCAACCTTTCTCTGTTGGCGTGGGTTCTGTATTGTTTTGTTTGATCTTGCTTATGGCGGTGTTTAAGTAGTCGTGTTGCCATTGAAACAACTCGTCGTATGTGATCTTGTAAGTGCGTGGTTCACCATGCGCTGGTTGCACAATTGACATCTCAATATTGTCAAACGCTGAATTCAATTGACGCATCGCACCAATGGCGTAAATCTTCATTTGGTCACTATCAGCGTCAACGAAACCCTTTCCAGTCTTCAAGTCCGCAATAACTAGCGTTGACTGCTCCTCACTCCATGCGATGACGTCTGCTGTACCGCCAAGGTCAATGTCCTTATCCTTGTAAGCGGTGACGTATTGCTCGACCTTAACTCTGCCTAAACGCACTTCTAGCGACCTTATGTGGTCAACGTGCGCCTGTGCATAATCCGCGTTCTCTGCTGTGATCACAATATCCTTAACGGTCTTTCCCACCCAGTCGTAGGCTGATGTACTAGTGAGGTATGCGGTCTCTGCTACCTCGTGGATGGCAGTCCCGATCTGTGCAGCTTCCCCTGCTGGCTGATAGGGGATGCTCTCGCAGAGCCTGACAGATGCAGGGCAGTTGAGCCAACGAGTTGCAGCAGATGGTCTTAGTTTCATTTGTCTTCCAATAAGTAAAGCATGGCGTAAATACGTCCACGAATTTCTTGCGTCACCGCGTGTCCGAGTTGTTCTGGGTTGAGCATCTCGCCAAGCAACTCATCTCTCTGGCGTAACTTGTCTCTAGTCTCTTCGAGTTCCTTAGTGAGCCAGACGATATGCTCACGCATGGTTGCGCGTTCCTCGTCGGTCATTGCTTTGCCCCCCACATGGCGATCAGGACAGCCTCGGCACGCCCGTCGTGCTTGACCAACTTGAACCAGTCCTGCTTGTCAGGGAATAACTCCATCGCCCTATGGCGTGATGCGTCCTTGCCGTAGCCCTTGTTCATGGACTTTGCCCAGACTGCTGGCTGGACATAGGTCACAGGCACGCCAAGGGCTGCTAGAACGCCCTCTATGACCCCAGCAGAGCGTCCAAACGCAAAGGTAGAGCTAACCCCTTGGTTTGGCATTGAACCGACCTTCTCAACGGCTGCTTGCGTTGGATTCATGTCCTTGATGATGCCGACCAAGGCTTGCGCTGAGACTTGGCGTTTTGTGGTTCTACCGCGCTTAATCTCAACGACTGGCATATCCTCGACTTGCTCCAGTACGCCATCCACAACCAGCGCAATAGCCCCGTTATTGCCAACATCTATGCCTATAACCCTAATCATTCTCCAGCCCTCCCAACTCAGCCAAACGCTTGGCAATTAGCCTGTCTGTGGCGTGCTTGAGCTTGTCTATGGAAGTGATCAATGGGACGGTGTTACCCGTCACCCAGCGAGAGAGTTGCGCCTGATCGATGCTTGCCTCTCGACAAATATCGCTCATCTTGAACCCAGCCCTCTCAGCCCGTTCTATGATTTCAGATATGTAGTTCATGCCTAGAATGTTAACTCAAATTTGATAAAGTCAACAACAGGCAAAAAAGAGGGTGAAGTCCTGTCACTCCACCCCCATGAAGGCAACTGCACCCCTTGCGGAGACTTTCGAGTGCAGAGCGACAGGACTGCTGTTCCTGTCAATTTCATTGTATTAGGGTATATCCTGAGTAAATTGTGTGGTTAATCTATTGATTAGGTAATCAACTTTGATATGATTAAGTCCTCAATCAACCAAAGCTAAGGAGCAAACGAAATGTCAACAGTAACAGCAAACCAAAACGTAGCAATGTATGGCGTTAAAGATATTGACGCTTATGTTGAGTCAGTTAAAGAGTCAATGACTTATAAATTTAGTGGCGCAAACATGATCATTGCTGGCTTGATGTCTGATGCACAAGAGCAGATGGCGCATGATGATGTTGAAGGTTCACGCAAGACTCTTAACATTGCAAAGCACATCTTGTTCTTGGTAATGGATGGTCAGTTAGTTGGAACAGTAGAACGCAAGTAAATCAAACGGGGCGCAAGCCCCATCTTTTAGAGATACAACATGACCGAATCCTTATACGAATTTGAGTGCGAAGTCGAAGATGTAAAACTCACTTGCCACTTGGAATATGAACCCGCAGAATTCAATCATGGGGAAGCACCAGACTTCCCTGCGTGCATGAATCTGGTCAACGCCTATTGCAACAAAATTGACATTGCTCATCTTCTTATGCAGTCCATCGTGGATCACATCTGCGAAGAAGCTCTCACACAATTCAACTCTGAAAGCAACAAATGAAACACTCAAACTACACCCAAAACTTTGAAGTTGACGGCCCTTACAAGTCCGACATTCGCATCTCATTCATTGACTGCGTGATGATTTTTCTTGCTGGCGTGACCATTGGTCTTATTACCGCACTCATCACCACAGGAAACTAACCATGTCAGTTGAAAAGCAAATAGACGAACTGGTGCTGAGTTACCTCAAACGCGCTGAAGGCAGGACTGCCATCATGTCTCCACAAGACATCGCCAAGATCGTGCGTGATGCAGCGCACCAAGGCGCGATGATGGGTTACAACGCTGGAATGAAGATGGCGCGTCACTCTCACAACAAGGAGTTGGAGATCGCAGAGTTGAGCGTTAAAGAGTTAACAGAGCGCGTGCGCCAACTTGAGTTAGAACTGATTGCGTCACAGCAATGAGAAAGAAGTCCAAATACAAACCGCGTGGCGTCAGACTCGATGCTGTGCAATGGGTCATCAATGGATTTAAGCCAGTATCCGCAACTGGTAGCGCAGTCCTAAACCTCAAACTCCAGAACCACTCTGCTTTGGAAGCCTTGCGTACAGGGCAGGCCAAGCGTCACGACATCGACTCCATCATCTCTGCGCTAAACGTCTCTGAGGCACTCTCACGCCTTGGTATTGGAGACGATTACGCCAAGGAGATCAAGGATTCGCAGGACGCATTGCTGGCGTTATCCCGTCGCGGTATTGAGCGCGGTGACAGGTTCGTTGCCAAGGCGTCCGAATACTTTGCGATCAACTATGCGATGGAACTGCACGACGCGCAACTCGACATCACTACCATTGCGGAACTAGAGAAAGCCTTGGACATGGTAGTGGCTGAGATCAAGTCTCATAGGGCTACACCGATTGAGGAGAAGGTTGCGTGAACCAGCCAGACCTCTTTGGCGTACCCGCCAAGACTGTTGTATGGGACGGTAAAAAGATTGCAATTGATGATGCGATCAAGCTCGTGAAGTTGCAGATCAAGTTAGCACCGAGCTTTGCGAGGTATAAAAGAGCCTTGGAATATCTGATGGAGTTGAAGAAGTGACCACGCAAGAAATCCTAGAACTAGCAGGCCACAGGGATGTCCCGCCTTGGGTGATGAAACTGGTTGCTGACTGCTTGGACAAGCAACGCAATGACTTGTCTGACAAAATAGCCCAAATGCCTTTTGGTGATACCGCAAGTAGCTTTGCAGTTTGGATCAAGGAGCAGTCGTGAGAAAGCCAGTTAACCTCACAGCCCCGTACAGGGCAACAGATGACGATGACATACAGGACTACAAGAAGCCTTGGGTTGGACTCACCCATGAGCAAGTCCTCTCTTGCGTGGCGTATGTCAAAGGGGGTTGCGACATAGAGCAGACCGCCAAGAACATTGAAGACAAGCTGAAAGCTCTTAATCATGGTTGAGGCATTGCAAAGCATACTGACGCTATTCGTCTTGCTCTTTACTGGCTTTGCCATTGGCGTTGCGGTTATATTCGCAATTCTTTATATTAGTTGGGACAAAGACCAATGAGATCGACACGCATTGAAAAGCTGATTGCCTTAATCACCAAGCGCGGGTACACCGCACCTGAGTTAGCCACCAATCTGCACTACACCTTGCGTGCAGTAAGAGTCATCATCCAAGACCTAAGACAAGAGGGGAGCGTCTACATCAGCGCGTACAAGAAGACCTCCGAGAACGGCTGGTCTGGCGTGTATCGCTACGGCATTGGAGTCGATGCAGAGAAACCCACGCCAGTCTCACGCAAGGAGAGAGTCGATAAGCACCGTGAGCGTGAGACGATTGAGCAGAAAGAGTTTCGCCTTGCAAGGCAGAGGCAGTTGAGCAGGAAGATTAAGCGTGACCCGTTGATTGCTGCTTTTTATGGGGAGAGTAATCCTTCAAACTGAGGCATTAACTCATAGTCACCTTGTGGCGTTGGATAATGAGACTCTCTTACATCAAACACTTCTGAGAAGAATTCGCCCTTATCTCCGCGACCTTTACCATACCCAATAACAGCATCGTGACCAGCATTACGAACTTGTTGTGCAACAGCAGCCTCTTGCAATGCATAGGGAAGTTGATTTCCTTGTCTTGAATTGCTAAAAATATAATCACCATAACCCTGTAAATCAGGAGCGTATTTTTCTAAGAATTGTTCTGGAGTTATTGCATCTGATAAGTTGTATCGTCTATCGCTTATTAAATCTGGATGTCTAACTCTTAAAGCATCTGTACGCATTGCTTCATAAGCACCTTTACCCAATAACTGGTCATAAGCATTTTCTGGAGCTTTACCACCAGTAGCACCTTTTACAAATAATGGATTTTTAAATAAGGTTTGTCCCTCTATTGGTTCAGTACCACCATAATTTGTTTTACCTCTGTAATGCTTTAAATTACTTGCTTGACCTTCTGGCAAATAAAAAACACCAGATCGTACAGACTCCAAACCAGACTGCTGTGGCGTCTGCATACGCTTTAAATTCATCAATAAACCTTGCTCAGTTATTTGAGCAGATGGTTCATTTTCAACGGCTTTTAAAAACTCTTTACTTGTTGGTAAATTGACTGGCATATCAATTTGTTTTGCAACATTTGGCGGTATCACTCTAACTGGCTGATTAGCCATTAGAAACTCTCTACCAGCCCTCGCCACATCAGAAGGCAGACTAGCAATAGCACGACCAGCACTTATCGGCCCACGCGGATTCATTGCTGCGCCCATCTGCTCCATGCCAGATGATTCCATTCTTGGCGCGGTGATGCGTGGGATGTTGGAGAGTATTCGCTCGGTAGTAGGAGCTGCTGGAGCGGACTGCAACAATCCTTGGACTGATTGCGGAAGCCTTGGTGTGATGTACTGTCTAGCCAATGCGTTGATATCACCAAGCAGACCGACAGGCGCGACAGCAAACCCACGACCAAAGGACTCAGCGTTGCTCAGAGAGCCACGCAATGCGTCCATTAAGAGGGAGTCGGAGTAGGGGTTTGGCATTACGGTCTGCTAGGCAACATATTGCTGAGTTCAATGCGATAGGGTTCTGGCTGTGCGGTTTGCACATTCAATAATCCAGTACCACCAGCAAACTCAAGCATTGGATTGACTGGCGCAGCCATATAGTTAAACAATGGATCAAGCGTATTGGCATACAAACTTTGCATTGCTGGCGATAGATACGCCTTAGTTGCAATTGGCG